GTAGGACTTCGGCATCATCAAGAAGCTGAAGTCCTACAGCCCTCTGATCCAGACAGGAACACAGTCGTTCTTTGTTGGTGCCAAAGCTCGTAACGATCTGGCAGGCTCGACCTTTGGTCGTGCGTTTGAAGCTGGTGATCGCTTTGAAAAGGTCGATACTCCTGCTTCTGTTAACGGTCCACAGGATGCTGGTGTAGGTGGTATTCCCTACATGGTTATCGGTACTGGTGATGGTCAGATGGTTCAGACCATTCTCACAGATCCAAAGGCTCCTGAGGGTGCTCTTTACGTTTTCGACGGTATCGAGCTTGGTGCCAATATCATTGATGAAGCTTCTGCTCTCATCAACAAGGGCGTCTTTGATAGCTGGATGTTGAATCCAGTGAAGGCAATTGCTGACTCATATGCTGGTCTCCTTCGTCAAGATCCTCTCAAGGTTCTGACTGACGATGGTAAGCTTGCACTGAAAAAGGCAATCTTTGGTGAGACTGGTGACACCAGTACAGACGCAGAGCTTGAAGTTGAAATCACCACTCTGATGAACAATCTTCGGAATGCTTCTGAAGAGATCCAAGCACGTAAGCGTGTCATGGAACGAGTGCAACTGTCTGTTGACCACATGGCATCTGCTGAGTCTGCCTACACCAATGAAGGTGAAGTTCTCCCGGCAGATCCAAATGCTCGTATTGCTCGTCTCAACGAAATGTTTGAGGAAGAGATTGCATCTATTCGTGATCAGAAGAATGCTCCTATTCAGAAGCCTTCTGCTGAGTTCACTGCTGCAATTGAACAGATTGGTGTTGTCGATGAAGACACTGGTGTTCGGATAATCAATGCAGGGGAAGTCGATCAGGTACGCCTGTTTGCTGAGATCGATAATCAGCATTCTGAGATGCTTCGTAAAACTGCCCAGAGCCTCATTGGTTCAGGGTACAAGATCCTTGTTGGATCTCCTGAGCAGCTTGCTGCTTATGACTTGAACAATGGAACAGTGAATTCTGAACCGCTTGAATATGGTCAGACCAACATTGGTACGAAGACAATCTATATCAGCAACGTCTCTCCTGAGACGCTGGTGCATGAAATGATTCATGCTGCCACCTTTGAAAAGGTGCAGGCTTATTATGTCGACAGAAATGCTCTGTCGAAGGAAGATCAAGATGCTGTGAAGCGTCTTGATGGTCTGATGCTGGAATGGGTTGAGCAAACCTATGACAACGAGGAGCCTTCCGCTTTGGAAGCTCGTCGCATGGCTCGTAACACCATTGAGCGTTATCTGCGTGCTGGTAAGCGTTCCTTGGCTCTCAATGAGTTCATGGCATGGTCGCTTGCCAACAAGGCAATCTCTGATGTTCAGAAGCAGACACGGGTTCAAAACCCTCTGTTCCGTATTGCTGGCAAGGCACTGGCTTTGATCAAGCAATTGATCTGGGGTGGTGCAGGTCCGAACGTATCTGACAGCTTGTATTCAAACCTGAGGTTCAATACTCGCATCCTGCTGGAAACCCCCTTCAGAGGCTCACAGACGCTCAAGAACGTTATCCTGCATCAGAGTGCTGCATTCGGTAACGATCAGCGTCTGACGAACCTGAGAGAGGCTTTCTATGGTCGTCTCGGTGCACTGGTTGATTCCGTGCCTGAGATCCAGAAGCCTCTGACAGATCTGAAGATCCAGAGTGCTCTGATCGAGAGCTTCAAGATGGCAGGTGAATTTGGGAAGTTCTTCCCGATGACGATGCAAGAATCGTCTACCTTTCGGATGATCCAAGGAGCACTTGCAACTGAGGCAAGCTTCAGCCCTGCTGCTCTGTCGAGAATTGCTGACATTCACGAAAACGTGATGAGCAAGATCAAGTACACGGATCTGATGAAAGATCCTGCCTCGACGGATCCAAATGAAGAATATGTTGCTCGTGAGCAATTGAAGTTGCTTCAGGGTATCTCGTTCCCGTCCAAGGATGCACAGGGACGCAGCGCTCTGATGTCTTCCTTCTTGGCTCTTGCCATGGTGAACGATGACTTCCGTAAGGTACTGACAAAGCTTGAACTTCCTAAGGTCGAAGCTGACAATTCTGAATCCAAGGTTGACCGTGTCCTGAATGATCTGGGCATGGAAGCAATGGATCGTCTGTCTATTTTTGTATCTGGTGAAGGTCGTAAGGCTTCGAATGTTCGTGAAGCATTGGATGTTCTTGCTGAAAAGCTGGTCAGTGAAACTGAAGATCAACAGACCTTTATCGAAAGATACTGGAACGAGAACATCAACAAGTTTGAAAACTATGTTGCTAAGTCTCTTCAGACTGGAAGCAAGAAGCTAATCGACAAAGCAAATGAGATCCAGAACAACAGCAACAATACTGTCGTTCGTCGTGCTGCTCAGGTGACAAAGCTTATTGCTGGTATCATCAATGAGGAGCAGGGATCTGCTATTGCTTCTGGTGTAACTTCAGCTTTGAACCAGTCTGGTGTTTGGACACCTGTCCGAGAGTTCATGAATGAAATCTTCGGTAGAAACTCTGAAAATGCTGGTGTTTTTGACATGGTCACGAAGGTTCGTACCGTGGTTCAACAGACTCGTCAGCAGTTCCGTGAGGAGCTTCCAGTCAAGCTTGCAAATCACTTCTCCAGAAAGCTTTCCGAGCAGGAATGGACCAATCTTTTCAAGGGTATGGGCAAGACTGATCTTGCTTCACTTCTTGATGGAAACGACCTCGATACGGTCCTGAAAATGCTGCAAGACGATGGTGCCGTGGATCAGGAAATCGTCAGACTGGAAAGCCTTTTGAAGGGCGTCTCTGGTCTCAACACTCAGAATGCATTCACTGCTTCCAAGGATCTTGCTGACTTCCTCAATACCGGTAAGATGTCTGGTCAGTTCCTGCGCAATGCGAAGGCGATCGCTCTTCTCAGCAGCAGTGCCAACACGCGCTCGAAAGTGACTGATAATGTCGTGAACATGATCGACCATTTGGTTACTCTCTATGCTTTGAAGGGTTTGGATACAGAGACGAAGACTTCTATGAAGAAGCTTGTCTCGACTGAAAAAGACGGCATGGAATTCTTGCTGGTTTACTTGCAGGGACAGCGTGCTGATGAACAGACCCGTGTTGATTCTGATCTGGCTCGAATGAACCACTACAAGGGTTACATCCCATCGGAGAACCAACTCGGTAGCACTCTCGTTGTCCTTCAGGATGACCAAGCAGCAAAGTTCTTGGAACTCGGTTTCGAACGTGTAGGTGACTACGTTGGTTCGAAGGCTGAGGGTCGAGGCACAAAGCGAGGCTACTATTATGCGAACACTGCTACCCGTAGTACCTTCAGCCAAGGTGTCATGCAGACAGTACGTGCTACTGCTTCTGGTATTGATCCAGAGACGGGACAGACTGTCAATCTTCTCACTGCTGGTGCTATTACTGATGGTCAAGAGGTTGCCAGGATAACTGCCAACCTTGGTCGTAACCAGAACACGAATGAACCTCTGCTGCCTGTCTTCGATGAGGTAGGCAAGGTCATTGCGTATGAACGTGCTGTTGATCCTGAGAAGCTCAACCTGACCAATCGTAACACTCATCTGGGTCAGATGATTGGTGCATGGAGAGGTCGTCAGGTTGAAGAAGCATTTGCCATGCAGTTCAACAAGCAGTTGGTCGATAACCTCTATGATATCTGGAGTGAAGAAGGATCTTCCAGATCTGAAGAGTTCGTTGATCTGAAGAACCTCAAGAGATCTGATGACCCAATCTTTCATGATGCATGGAAGCTGGTGGGTAAAGAGACTCGTGAATATATTGAATCAGTGTTTGGGGATGACGGATTTAAAGTCCGTAAGGACATGCTGAACAATGCTATTGGTTACAGAAATGCTTCTGTAGGTGATGCATGGACTGGGACCACTCGTTGGGATCCAAAGGTTCAGGAAGCTTTCCGTAAAGCTGCTATGGGTGCGTTTGGTAACAAAGCCTACCCGTATCTGCTCAAAGGTGAGCAGTTCATTCAGAACGCTGTGTCGAGTGCCAAGGTTCTGATTGTGGTCAAGTCTGTGGTGGTTCCGGTCGCCAACCTTCTGTCGAACATGTACCAGCTTGGTATGCGTGGTATTCCTGCTCGAACCATCCTGAAGGGGATGGCAGAAAAGACTGTTGAGGTGAACCAATACATCCAGAACAGAAGCAAGCAGATCGAGCTAGAAGCTGATCTTCGTGTTGCTCAGACGAAGAAAGACATTCGTGCAGAACGTCGTATCCAGACTGAGCTTCAAGCGATCAAGGATAACAACAAGCGTATGTCGATCGCATCTCTGATCGATGCTGGTGAGTTTTCTTCGATTTCGAATGGTGGTGTGACCCAAGAGGATCTGGCACTGTCGAACGGTAAGTTCGTGGATTACATGGAGCAGGTTGCTGACCGTCTCCCTGATGGTCTGAAGACCCTTGGTCGATATGCTTTGGTTACCAAGGACACTGCACTTTTCCGTGGATTGGCTCGTGCCACTCAGTATGGTGACTTCATTGCCAAGGCAGTGATGTTTGACCATCTGACGAAGCAGAAGAAACTGGACACTGAAGCAGCTCTTGCCAAGGTCTCTGAAGAGTTCGTGAATTACAATCTGCTCCCGGGTAGAGCACGTTCTTACGCAGAGAGCATGGGTCTTCTTTGGTTCTGGAACTTCAAGATTCGTACTATGAAGGTTGCTTTGTCTATGATCAGGGAGAACCCTGTCCGCTCGTTGTTCACTGCATTGGCTCCATCTGTACCGGTTGTCGGTGGGATGGGTTCGCCTCTGTCGGATAACATCCTGTCAGTGGCAGCAGAAGGCAGATTGGGTTACTCAATCGGACCTGAGCAGGGTCTACGTTCGATGTCTCTGAATCCTTGGGTCCAGATCACAAACTAAAAAGAAAGGGTGCTAGGAGTTAACCTAGCACCCTCAAGTCTGACAAAAACATCGCGTCTCTCCACGCAGAGAGAAGGATAGTTTCCAGAGAGTTTTATGTCAATCCTGCCCGTTTACTCGGACTTGAGCCATGCATAAATCAACACTACGAAGATTGCAAAGATCAATAGTCCAGTCAAAATCGGGACGATAACAGCGACCACCATCAAGACAGTGATGACGATGGTCACTATCAAAGCCCCTATTATGAGGGCTTTGAGGAAATCCATTAGACCGTCTGGGTGTTACCGAAGATCGAACCCTTCTTCAGAAAAGCAGGGGCATCGGTAGAGGGATCTTCAGCTTCCGTGGAAGTTTCGACCGCAGGATTTTCTTCCTTTGGATCCTCATTGATGACCTGAGTCTGAGTCGTTTCCGGAGCATCATCGACGGTCTGACCGGCAGGAACGTTGCCGTTCTTTTCGCTCGGTTCGTCGGTGACCTTGGGCTGACGAGGCTTGCGGGCAGGCTTGTCGGCACCAGCAACTTCAACCGGCTTTGGAGCAGTGATTTCGATCACAGCCTGAAAGCCCGTTTCGCCACGGGTAGCCTTGAGTTCCATCGTGATCTTCTGATCGTCATTGATGGTAACCTGAGACTTCACGAAGTCTTCGATTGCCTGTTCAATCTCGTTCTGATTGATGGTGATTTGCATGGTCTTACACCTTCTCTAAAAGTCGCATCATATTTTGAAACATGGGGACATTAACTCCCGCATGAATACTGGCAAGTGCATCAGCGACGTGTTCTGCCTTGTCAGTTATTTTTCCACGATGTGAGGGGAATTCCACATCAGGGTAGAACTCAATCGCTTTCGCGATCATTTGTTTTTTAGTGGCAAGCTTATTACCTGTGAATGCTTTCTTACATTCAAAAGCAGTTACCTCTATGAGCGGTATTCCCAACGCTCTGATCGCACCAAGTATGCCCACGCATATACCGTATGATGCCATAGACCTTGCAGACTGTGACCCAACAGGTACTTCAACAAAGATAGCTTTGGCTTTCTTTGCTGCTACCATCACTGGCATTGCCAGTTCGTGAGCAAGATGGATATCCGAAGAGTTCTGACGAACCTGTTTGCCCTCTAAGTCTTTTGGTTCAATGACTTGAAGTAGGGTTGGTTCGAGAATGCCTGTGCTCAAACAAAGGGTAGCTTCTGCTAGACCCCAATGTCTCAAACTTGGGTCCATCCCTAAAACAGGAATTATCATGAGAAGCTCCAGAAAAAGAATTGGCCCACAAGTTAATGTGGGCCAACTTACCTCTAGCAGAGATATCTTGCAAGTCAGAAGTTACTTCTGACCAAAGAGGCTTGTACGAGCTTGTTGTTGTGCCTGCGGTGCAGCACCACCGGGACGACCGGCTTTACCAGCACCTTCGCCAGCGCCCTTGGCCTTGTTCACAGTCTTGCCCTTGTTCTTTTCCAACCACTTGTCGTAAAACTCACCCGGCTTGCCGTCCTTGGCTTCCGAGTAGGTCTGCTTGGTTTCCGGGTGGAAGAACTTGTCGATCGAGTTCTGTTCACGGGTTTCGCCGGTAGGCTGATATACACCGTTGCTGTCCTTGACAGTCTTGTCCACGGTTTCCTTCAGGATACCAATGTGAACCGGCTTGCCGAGCACTTCAGTGAACATCGGAACGCTCTTGGGCAGAGCCTTCTTGGCATCAGTGTCCCAGACCTTGAAGACCTTGTCTTCAGCGTTCAGCTCGTTCAGGTGCTTGCCAGTCGTGATGATGGCGAGCGAGTCCATGAGACCCCAACCCGGAAGCTGCTTCTTCTTCTTGGTGTCCTTGTCCTCGAAGAAGTTTTCGCCCTTCTTGTTGGTGACATAGACGGTCTCGCTGTATTCGCTGCCATCCAGATCAGCGACCAGAACGACACCTTTGGCACCGCTGGCAGCAGTGATCGAATAGAGAGCCTTGACGGTTGCAGCATAGATGTTGGAATCGTGAATCTGAAAACCACCAAGGCGGTCTTCCTGTTCTTCGATACCTTCGTTGCTGACGTTACCAAAAACGTTTGACATGTGATTTTTCTTTCCTGTTTGCCTACGATTCAGTCGTAGAATTCCTTCAGACGATCCAGAAGGAGTTGAGCATCATTGTCCATGTAGGTCTCAGCTTTTGTGAAGAGACCAATCGGGGACCGGATACGTTCACCCGTCGTTTCTTTCGTCAGACGGGTTTGGAAGACATGCTTGTAACCAAGCATTTCGTCGTCTTCTGTGATATGCAGCAGATCATTTTCATAAGCTGCAAGCTTGGAAATCGGAACCTTCTTGGTGGAGACCACCGTGGAGAAATAAGCTTCGATTCCGTTATTCTGGAGAGCACCCTTAACGGGTACTTTCGTTTTGATCTCCATTGCCTTTTCGTCAAGATCATCTCTGACGTGACCCATGATAATCACAGGTTTACCGAGGGAAGCTACCTTCTCTTGCATCATGATCTTGAAGAATTGGGCATACTGACCCCATGCTGCCATGGTGTTAGTAGCGGGGAGCACGTACTGGGTTTCGTACATGTCCATCAGGAAGGTGAGAGTGTCAATGACCACACCAGCATGGTTACTGGTTTTTGCATGATCCAGACCCTCATGAACCTGATAAGGATCTACAACATTGTAGTTGTCGAACCTATTGCGAAAAGGCAATCGCTTGCCTGCTTCACAATTCAGATACATCCAGTTGGGTTGATCCCTGAGGTTCATCAGACTGGCAGATTTGCCAGATGCCGATTCACCACTGATCAGTACCAACTGGGTGTTGAACCGATTGGGATTAATTGTTTGTTCTTCGTCTTCCACGGAGTTCTCCTTGGTTCCGGTGTTGAAGTCAGGAGCCAAAGAAAGCCCCTGACCAATTTCAGTTGGAGGTTCTCTGGAAGCGTTTTGAGACTGTTACCATAATGGTGCTGTCAATCTCATCCGCAGGAAGAGCATTGTTCATCTTTGCATTGAAAGCGTGAACTTGCTTGCTCACTTCAATCAGACTCATGCCACTGTCAACAAGTGCCAGAGCATATTTGATCATCTGATTGTTGCGATTGCCAGAGGCAATTCGCTGGGCGAACCAACGTTCCAGATTGTCGAGCGAGTCGAGCTTCTGATGGTCCTGTCTGAGCTGCTCGTTACGAGATGTCTTCGGAATGAATGGAAGAACATCCAGCATCTCACCTTCCAGATTATAGTGGAACTGACCACCTTGGAAGGTTTCCCATTTCTTGGATCTCTGATTCGCAGACTCATCAGTCTGGAATGGCAACCAACTCATAAAGGAGTTCATGAATTCCTTATACTCATCAGTGTCCAGTTCAAGAACGTAGTTCATTGGGAAGATGAGACGGAAACGATTCTCTTCTTCGCTGTGCCGCTTGGTGGTATATGTCATGAACTTGTAATCACGCAGCAAGTCATGGCACGTCTCAAGAGAGACTCCACCGTCAACATCAATGACGATCATGTTAAAGCCCGGAATGACATTGTCTTCAGAACGATGATTGTTTTTGAAGCCATGGTTACACCAGTGCATTCCTTCTGCTTGGGTCAACTGATGCAGCATCGAGAAGTCAACTTCCTCGAACTGATAGTTATAAGCCCAATGATCTGAGTAGGAGAGCTTCATCTTGGAAAGATCTGTTTCCTCAAGAGTTTCACCCTTGAAGAATTCAATCCCATCAATGAAAGCTTTCTTAATGATGATGTGCTTTTTGTAAGCCCATGCAACAGCAAGAGTCATCATTTCATTTCGAGCAGCACTGCCCGTCTTGTAGAAAGGCAGTGCTTCATGCAGATCAGCGTGAGTCACTTCAGTGCCAACAGCAGCGATGTACTTGGCAAGCTTGACGTATGCCTTTTCACGATTGAGAATCTGCTGGAAAGATGCACCTGACTCTTCAACGAGCAGGATTGCAGATTTCAGATGATCGATCGTTACCTGTGTCGACATGTCGATGAAAGCGTAGGCACCAGCAAGCTTGAGTGCCTTGAAATATCGATGAGACATCTCAGCTTTGCGGATCTCTTCGTGTTCTGCCATCTCATCAGAGATGCGTTCACATTCGATCTTGTAGCGAAGAAGCTCGATACCAACGTTGTCTTCGACTTTCATTTTCCAATTGAACATTGCTGGATCAGCAAGGGTCTCAAAGAGGTTTGACCACTTATCGATCACTGCATCATTCTGTTGCTGGGTAAGATTTTGGTAAATCTGTTCAGCAGTCAGGGTTTCAGCAGCACGTTTGTGCTGACCAATGCCAAAGATGCAACGACGAGCATAGCCCGTGTCCAAGAACGAATAGAATTGCTCTTCGGTTTGACCGCCATCAAGCAGCTTTGCCGGAGTACCGAAAAGCAGCATATTGGTGGGAGTCTTGCCGTCGAGTTCTTCACCTCGTTGGTTCTCAGCAGTGTTCTTGGTCAGCTTCTGCTTGACCATCCCCTGATCGTAAAGCTCAAGGAAGAGTGTCAGAACGTCAGTGGATCCAATGAGGTTGGAACCGATTTCATCGATCTGGAGATTGATGCTGCCACAGTTGGACATGAGCAGCTTGTGACGTAGCTGTTTGACAGCAGGAGGGGTGCCTGAGTCGAATGTGAAGGGCAGAGCACCTGCCATTCGGAATTCCTTTTCAACGCGCTCATACTCCTCGTTAGGGTCGGAGCTATTCTTCAGAGCACGGTTGTTGGCAATATCCCAGAGATGCTGTTCAGCAATCACTTGGAATGTGTCTTCCATGAACCGTTTCTTGAAGTTGGCGAGGAAGAGATTTTCAACGATATTGACCGAGTGACCCTTGCCGAAACCAGACGTTGCCAGGGCCAACGCATAAAGGTTTACAGGGATATCACCACGATCCTTTGTCGAGATATTGGCTCGCATTGAGGATGCCATCTTCGCAAGGAAGTAGGCAACCTCTGTTCGGAAGAACCCCTTGTCGGTGTTCTGAGTTTTATTGCAGAGCACATCCACAATCTCATTGATTGCGGGATGATGTTCTACGCCTTCGAGATCATACATTGTATGCCTTTCTCTGTTCGCAGATGTCGTATGCTGGGCAGTACCCGCAAGCTTTCACTTCACCGGGAACGTCGATGACAATGCCCTTACCTTTCTCAGCACGGAAGCGGTAAGCTTCAGCTTTATCCGAGAAGTTTTTGGTAGACCTGCCATCGGTTTTGGTTGGATCAGAGAAGTATTTGAATACTGGATCTGATCTCCAGAGTTCCTTGTCAGTACACTCTGGAAGTTGTTCTTGCGGAGCATTCCAAAACCGCGAAAGCTCTTGAAGTTTGCTGAGAACAATCTTCTCTGTCTCTTGAATAGAGTACAAAGGAACCTGCTTACTGATGATCCTCTTTTGAGGATACTTTTCAGGTTGACGACGAGCTTCAGCTTTGGACCAGTCAGTGAAGATATAGTGAATATTGGTGTGATCTTCCTTGATGATCTCAGGATTCAACCATCTGTAGATGCTGCCTTGCAGCTTGTGGTCTTCGTCTTTGGTTCCAAAGATCCAAGCGTAAACAGAGGTTGTCTTGAAATCATGAAGGGCATCTTCAAGCACTTGGTCGAATTTGCCGCCAATAATGTATCCCGCAATTTCACGAGTGCTTCGCTTTTCAACGTAGACAGGGATAGCATTGGGTTTGGCTTTCAGTTCTTCTTCAGTTGGGTTGACCAACACACGTTCGATAAGTGCTGCTGGATAACCCATCTTGGCGAGATTGCGATGGACGTTTGCCCATGCTTTTTCGATGCTGTCATGGACAGCAGTTCCGAAACGAGAGGGGATAAAATCCTCAACATCCGCAATACGATCTGCTGAAGCAATTCGTTTGGACAGAACAAGCTGTCGAGTGGGACGGAGGAGTGAGGTTGCTGAGATGTAGTTTTTCTCAGGACGATAGTCATAATCGTCTTGAGCCAACCAGACAGCAATAGGCAGGCTGAAGCCTGCATTGTTCGTCAGATGCATTGGGAGGTCTCCAAATGAAGAAGGGGAGGCTAACACCTCCCCTTTGTTTCTACCACAAAATTATCTCGGTGGTAGGATTTTTTCAGATCCAGAGATGCTCTCTTGCGAAGCAAACCGCCTTGCTATCAAGCTGTCCCAGCGATCCATCATTGGTGATACAATGATCATATCGCATAAGCTCGACTTCACGATCAGCAGCATTTCCAAAGTCTCGGGAACGCAATGATGGACGATCCACAAAGAGTGTGATCAAGTTCAAACCCTTGATGTCTCGAACCATTTGCTTTGCAAACATGATCGAACGAGGTTCTCTCATGTGAATGAAAACAGTCTGGACTTTCTCTTTGAGCAGCAATTCAAGAGCAGTTTGCATGACCTGACGAGTGGACAGGAAGTCATAATCTTCCAGTGCAGATTTAACATCTGCTGCAAGCTTTCTTTCTTTCTCGGACTTGTTGTCCATGGGAGCACCCAAGGACTTCAACCATTCCCAGACGAATGAAATCGAGCTGATAGATACGACTTTCTGATCACCATCATTGGCAAAGTTTTTCACCATGTCGACAAAGGTATCTTTGCCAGATCTGGGGTATCCATTGATGATGACGATAGTCTTCATTGGACAGCCTGCGGAGCAGGATTGGTTACTTCCTGACGAGGATCGAATTCCTTGTCAGACATGTAACCCATGTAGCTGATA